AGCACAAAAGGATAAAGGAATACAGGCGTAATAAACATGAAGGGTTTACCCGAATATCAACATACCGATCTCTCCACATTCTTGTGGCTCACAGTCAGCAACACATTTGCCCTCTCCCTTTCCTTTCTTTCCCGCATATTGTACGATTACCTCGTCAAATTCTTCATCATCTATCGCCAATATCAATCGTCAAACGGGATGAAAATGACGCAATCTGTTTTAGATAAAATCATGGCCAACTATTGGTTGTCAGATGGCAAAATCATGTCTGATGGAAAGATGTTGCCGCATGGACTGATCATCGGGAAAAAAATGCGATTTTTCGCATCTGTCCATATCACTTCGACGACATCCTCGGACCACATGTCCTCTACAAAAAACGATAAGAGTATCACCGTCTGGACATGGCGTTGGGATCATCCGATTATTCCTGATGTAACGGCGTCTGCGTTGGATGATCAATGTGAAGAAGAGTGTGACTTTACGCGCGAAGGATGGGTCACCGTGACGCGCAAGAATGTCTTTGGGGAATATTCGTGTCGCAAAGAGTGTGCCGAGCCCAAAAAGTGTCCCACCCTCGCTGCATCTCAGGCTATGGCGTACGATATGTATAAATCTTGGTTGAATTCTGACAAAGAAGGCCGCTTCATAATATCCGGTCTACCGGGTTGTGGAAAAAGTATCTCGTCCCGTGTCTTTGCCCATAAAGTAGGGGGGACACTATGCCCCTATTACAATCCCACCAAACCGCGTGTAAGGTTGGATGATATTATCGAGTCGGCACAGTTTTCCCGCGACAATCCCATCATCATCGTCATGGAAGAGTTTGACAAATGTCTGGAAAAGTTCATCTATGCCGATCCGTCCATGGAAAGAAATATGGTGGAATTAGGCACCAAAAGTGATTGGACCGACTTTTTGGATCATTTACAATTTCGCCCAGACATCGTCCTCATCATGATCACCAACAGGTCTTATGCGGAACTCGATGAGCTGGACAAAACACACTTTCAAGGCGCCCTCCTGCGTCCCGGGCGCATCACCGATCGTTTTGTCATGCATTAGCTTTTTTTCTTCTTTTTACAAAAGCAATCCAAAAATTTGATCGCTTTTCATGATAAATCATACACGTATAAATCCCAACAATGGCCATGTTTGAGGTACCCCATCACGTCTTTGGTCACATCTTCTCCTTTATCGACGATGAACAAACACGCCATGCTACCTCGTGGTCTCTGAGCGTATGCAATAAAGAAATGTATTTGACCTTGCCCGTGTGCTTGAACACCAACTTTTTATACGCACATCAAGTCCGATCTGCCCAACTCACGGAGGATTGCGCATGCATGCTTTTGGAGATGAATCGTATCCCCCTACAGATCTACGCCTGGTCAGAAAAAGCCGCGGAGCAAGGTTGGAGCCGATTTTTGTATGCCATGTATGAAAAAGGAGGTCGATTTAGAAATGCCACACAGTCTATATTCGTCATCGAAAAGTTGATCCAAAAAAGAAGACTGGACATCATCAAGGCACTCCATCATCAATGTATGAATACCATGTCTTTTTGGGACGCTTTTGATACAGCTATACAGTACGGATACATGGAAATGGTAGAATGGCTTCACAGAATTCATTCTCATACGCGATCTATTGCTTTTATAGAGACAGCCGCGCGATTCGGACAGCTCGACATGGTAAAATTTTTGCATAAACATGACTTGTGGAGCAATAGCGCGTGGGCCATGGACAAAGCGGCCATGCACGGACATTATCATGTATTGGTCTATTTACATGAGCATAAAATCGGTACAGCTACGCCCAGCGCCATGGATAAAGCCGCAGCAGCCGGCTTTTTGGACATCGTACAGTTCCTCCATGAGAATCGTACAGAAGGATGTACAAGATATGCCATAGATGATGCGGCCAAGCGCGGGCATGAGCACATCGTCAGGTTTCTCAATGAAAACAGAAAAGAAGGATTCACGCGTGTGGCTTTTGAGGCAGCTGCGGTATATCCAGAGATCGCCGCTTATCTACGCCAGTATGGTAAAAATTTGAGAGACTTTTGAGGCCAGAAAAAATCCTGGCTCACTCTTCGTCGCTGCTACTTATCACTATAGGCAAAAGCGGTATGGTATCGATGTGAATGACTTGGCGTAGAGATGTGGACCGACATATAGGACATGCCGGTTGTTGTGAGCGCATGCGACACATTTCGCACCATCTGTCTAGACATGTTTGATGAAACGCATGATCACAATCGAGTTCGATGGCATTTTTGTTGTGCATCTCTTTATAGCAAATGCTGCATTCCATTTTTTTGTTTGTGTCATGATGGCAACTTCACCCCATCACGTCTCATTTTTTTACATAAAACTTGAGGAAAATACATTTTTGTTTCGTGACATAAGAAGAAAACACAAACCCCATGTTCATGTGTTACAAAATCGTCGTTTGCAATGACAAGGAATGGCTATCCAATAATTGGTTACCTCATGTTTTCTTCGATCATGTTCATGTGCACGGCTTGTACGCCAAATTGCTGAGTGATGTATCACAAGAGAGCGAACCACATCCATCAAAGCCCAATTTAGAATATGCCATATATTTGGCGAACAAATACATGACTTTTATGCCATATACACAAAAATTACATCTATGCAAAGACGAAGACCATCCCAAAAAATGGTATCTGGAAATTCCAGCGCACCGTTGTGGTGACCGTATCATGTATATCTCTGTCAAGAACAAATATAAGCATGCTATTTCCCACATGTCTCTGTATATCCGAGATGAAAAAACAAAACACTTGCTTTCCTCACAAAACAACAACAACGCCGACCTTGTTTTGCATCCCGCAGGTCTGCCTACAATTGCGTTGTGGAATACTACACTCGTCATCGAGGTGGATTTTGATGAAAAGATAAAAAATGATTTGCAAACGTGGGCCGGTGGTTGGCCTTTTGTGGAGCTGGATCTATGTGTTTTTCCGCGAGATGGAGAGCAATACAAAGCAGATCGTCAGCTGGTACACGGGCCATATCCAGTGATTCGAGATGGGATTCCCACACAGGATTCATTGTCTTTTCGCGATGGACGGGCACACCCCTATAAGTCCACCTTTTTCTACATTTTTGACGCGTTCAAACACCCGCTGCGCTACGCGTGATATTGCGATATAGTAGGTGATACTCCTATTCTGCTTGCATATGAAACAATTTATTATTTTTTTGTATCATGCCTTGGCATTTTCCTTTTCGTCGACAAATTTGTGATACTCGTCCATAAGTTGTTGGTGTAATTCATGTTTAGGATCTTTGATGATCTTCATAAAGTCTACTTCGAGATAATCATTCCTTGCAATGTCCAAGTACTCTCTGTGTAAAATTTCCATGACATATCCAAAATCAATCTCCAGCGACTTCAACTCACTTTCGTTGCCGTTCGATTCAGCAATGGCGAGCTTCGTACATTGTCGACAGCTCATGAACATTGTGACATACAAAGGTGCCAGTACATCTTTTACGGGTAATAGCTTGTGTAGCTTGGCCATTTTCTCAAGATTGTTTGTGTGCGTATCTTTGAAAATGCGCAAAATATAACACTGCATTTCAAACTTGGCGTTTAGAGCTGCTTTTTCATTGGTGAATCTTTTCCGCAAATCCTGAAATTTTTGACTCAATGCATATGGGAACTTTCTAGGAAGTCGAAAGGCTTTGAATACGCTATAAAACTTGTCAATTATGACTTCATTTGTCTTTTCTTTACACCACAACTCACAGTCAAACGTATTTAGAATCCTGTAAAACTCTTTGATTATGCGCATGTCAATAGTCATTTCGATGTATTCGGGATGCTGAAGACACATACTCGACACTTGTTCTATATCGTTCATGTCGACAGAGCCAAATATGTTGCGCATCATGTTTGTGTGGTGCTCATACAATGCGACCACAAATGCTTCATAGAACGGCATATATTTACTCATTACCATGTATACAATGCGATCGATCCCTTTTTTGAACTCGGGGTCTATCCATCGGCCGTGTTGAGAAACCGGAATATCGTTTTTGACTCCATACTTATCCATTTTGTCTTGGATGACATGCATGAGTTCATCTTGTTTCCATATGGTCGAATCGATTTTACTAAAAACAATGAGAGCATTGATATAATCTTTGAGAGAAATGCACATCAGCAAATCTGGGTGTTTCCAACAAGTTCGTTCATAGTCAATGATGTTTTTATTACGATCAACTATCTGTTGAGTTTCCTTGTAAGAAGGCATGACTTTTCTGCAACGGTGATCATATTTTGCATTCATCATTTGCTCGAACATCACTTCTGGAATGTCATCATTTTGGAAAACATCACGTGGACCCAACATGATGGCTTTTTGTCTTTCTATAAAAGTTGATAACGCCTTATATACTTTTACTTTTTTCTAATTATAGGATTCGTCCACGAAACGCATATCCAAAAATGCCGTAGGGAGGTCATCAATGATACAATCGACATCAGTTTTTGGTCTGTTCGAAAAGTCTGTCATCATAAGCAAAAAATCGGTGTCTCTATTTAGAGTCCGTTTGAATGTGTTTTTGATATATTCTGAATTGCGTTTGAGCATTTCGACTTGTGAGTATTCTATCCTTTTGTCTATCTTTACATCATCAAAAGAATGTTCACACATCACATTATGGTAAATTTCTCTACACACCGCTTGCACATCATTGCATAAATCATGTCTCGTAAATTCATTGTCAAACATATCTTCAAGGATTTCCTCGTTTGTACGGTCTGTGTAAAATAATTTCACACCAACATAGGGATACAACCTGAACAGACGCGCCAACTCATCTTTGCTCCTCCCATGCAACTCGGGTGCTTTTCCACCTGCCGTTTTTGCATTCCAACACATACAAAACAATTGTAATGCCATAAGATATCCTGGTAGTCTTTCTTTCATCATCTGTGTCCACTCAGGTATCCACATCATATCTAGATCCCCATTTTTGACAAAAAACACATGCGATTCCGCATCATTGAGGAAACAAGACACGTTTTTGATGATCTCCTGAGAAGATGAACGTAACGCATTTACAGGAACCATTACTATTGATTCAAGAATATTGATGAGTTTTATAATGTCGGGCATCAATGGATATTTTTGTGCCAATTGTATTTCATTGAGTTCCTTTTCAAAATTTTTGAGCTTCATGCGGCGTTGAATTCCAAAATCAATGACATTATGACTCAATTTCAAATCAAAATGTTTCACGAGAGCACTGTGCATGTCTTCAATAGGCGTTTCTAGACAAAGCTTATCGATAAGATTATTATTGACAAATACTTGATTAGATTTATCATGCTTTACCAATGAAATATTTGTATTATTGGTTGTGTTGTCTGTGGTATTATGTGAGTTTGTAGTAGTTTGATTGGTCGGGTTGTGTGAATGAACAGTACTATTTGTAGGTGTATTGTGCGATTGAGTATGACTAGTTGTATCACTAACATTATTACAAGATCCGCATTGTGCATTTTGTCGTGCACAAAGTTTGTCAAGAGCACGCGCCTTCACCTCTGGTGTTAATTCAACATTCTTTAGATTTTTGCACATATTTTTTGATTGAAAATGCATGAGCAAATTGTATTTTTTGTGAGTTTGATAATCGCATCTCGGACAGGTGTACTTCTTGAAACACCCTTTTTTATGCTCTTTT